CGAATGTCTCGGTTGTGCCGTCGTATGTCTCGGCACCGATGCCCTGAGTGTTTCCGATTGCGTTAATAACGAAAGCGTCCTCAGCCTTGCCAACCTGGTGCATAAGTGTGTTCTGAACCTCAGAAGCGAGGAAGGGAGCATCAACAAGGATCTCGTCAGTTTCCTTTACATAAGCGGCGATCTTGCTGAGTGCGAGAGTTGTGCCTGCGAATGATGTGGAAACCTGGGGCTTCTTGCCGTTCTGTGCTGTTGTTCCGATGCCGCTCTGGGACTCGAAAGCGCCCTCAAGGAAGTATGTGATAGCGTTGCCGCTGATCTGAGCTTCAGAGAATAAAGAAGAAGCTGATACTCTTGAGCCTACGGGAGCAATAGAACGATCAACGTCTGCAATCTGGGGAGCTGTAACAACTGAGTTGTAAGCCTTCTCGAAGTGCATCCTTGCGCCTGCCTTCTTGTCTGTGAGTTCTGCACACTTTGCTGTGAATTCTTCAATCTGTGACATTTTCTTGACCTCCGTGTCGTCATTGTTTTTTGATTCGGCTGTGCCGATTGATTCGAGGACCTTCGCAGCCTTTTCAGCGGTTGCGATCTTCTGCTCAAGTTCCTCGATTTCCTTAGCAAGAACTTCGCCCTGCTCGACTGTCTCAGTGCTGACATCGTCAGCCTTGAGCATCGGCTCAAGGTCAAGAAGTGCCTGCTTCTTTTCTGTGAGCTGTTCCATCATGTTCATGAGTCGGAACCCCCTTTTATTGATTTGATTTTTTCGAGTAGTTCAGAAGCTCGCTTTGAATTCCCGCAACCTGTCGGCTCCTCTGATGCCTCATTGACCTCGGGCTGTGTCTCTTCGATGTCTGCCGCCTTTTCCTCGGTATCGTCGCCCTCGTCGTCAAGTAATGACTGAGCGAGGTCTCGGATCTGTTTGATGATGTCCGCGTCCTTTGCGCTGTTGCGTCTGCCGTTCTTTGTCTCAGGCTCCTGAGCCTTGACCTCGGTGACGACTGCGTTCTGGTTTGCGGGAACTGTGACCACACTGATCTCGTAAACTTCAACCTCAGTGAGTACATTCGAAACACCCGCAGCCTTTTCTTCTTCGTCGGGCTGACGGGCACCTAAAACGTCATAAGCAAATGAAAATTGATAGATCGCACCGGACTGGAGCATCTTGCGAACGTCCTTCGCCTGATCCGTATCAAGGAAGTGCGCAGTGATAAAAGGACCTTTTTCGGTGTCCTTTACACTGTCAACGGCTCCGATCACTGCGCTGAAGTCATGATTGAAGCACAGCGGGAACGGATGACCGGACTCTTCGCGCTTTGCGAATGACTTAGTGAAAGCTCCGGGTTCGATGATGTCGCCGTAGCTGTCCGGTGTTTTGTCATAGGTTGAAAAGTAGCCTTCAATGATTCCGTTGTCGGCTGCTTTCAGTTCTAAAGTTTTAAACTTCATGGTTTTACCTCCTGGAAATAACGACCTCGGTCGTGCAGTTGCATCCACAAGACTCGTCAGGGTCTCCAATGTCTTCGCCCGGCCAGTGCTGACCGTTTGAGAAGTCAGCATCAAGCGGAACACGTTCGCCGTTCATGGCCTGGTGTGACTCCCTTGCGTTCGGTCCTGTCACCCATTCCTTCTCGACGATCTTCCCGACTACACTGGGAGCTCCGTCACTGATTGCCTGGTGTGCTGCTTCCTGAATCGCAAACGAAGCAAGTGCACCCGCTGCGGATCTTGCCAGCGTGTCGCTCGTGTTTTCTCTGACCTCGAAGACGTGGCTGATGTCCGGCTCTTCGTCTTCTTCAAGGTCTCGATTGAGTTCCTTGTTGATCTGGCCAAGTGTTCCCTCGTTGATCTTCTTCGCACGAGCTGCGGAAGCCTTCGCGATGTATTTCTCAGTCAACTCGGTGACATATTCAGCGCCAAGCTCGTCAGCGGTCTGCTTGCCGTGCTTGTCCGCTATCTTCTGAAGAACGGGCTGAAGGTCTTCGGTGAGTTCCTTGTCCCACCTTTCAGCGTTCCAAAAGTCCTCACTTCCTGCTTTGATCTTCGGGAGGATGCTGCGCTTCTGCCTTCTAAAAAAATCGACGAGCACAGTCTGAACCGTCTCGTCGTCTTCCTTGTCGCTTTTTCCTTTGATTCGCAGCTCGATCTCTTGCTTGCACGATTTGCACCCACAGGGTTCGAGCTTCTTCGAGTTGTTATCTTCGCCGGGGTAGTTGTACGCATCACCCTGCGTGTCCTGGGGGCTGGCCTGTCCGCCGATCGTGACGTTGAGCGGGGTGATGAGCTCATCGCCACCCTCAACAGGCGGCAGATTGTTGTCCGCTCTGGCTTCGTTTCTTGTAAGCCAGGGACCACCGACCGCGCTCTGGAGGATGCTCGCACGTTCCTCAAATGAACCCTTGAGCTTTTCAGCCAGGTCAAACTCGACATAAACGTCAGGAGCTTCGCCGATCATAGGGAGAAGGAACGCGTTGAGCCTCTGCTGAAGCATCTGAAGCACAGGACCAAGACAGTCGGAATATAAAGCGCGAGCGTTATCTCTTGCGCTTGCATAGGTCTGCGTGTTCGAGTGCCAGATTAACGACGGGTTTATCCCGTAAGCTGCAGCGACTGCCTCACGAGTGAAAACAACCGACTGCGCCCATTCGTTTTCCTTGAATGAAGTGCTGAATGGTTTTATTTCCATTCCGTCCTCCATGATCGGAATAGATCCAGCCTTCGAACCGCCTGAACCCCATGCCTCACGGAACGCGGTCGCAAACTTCTTTTTTGTTTCCTCGTCCCAGGGAGCCACGTCCTTCGGTCTTATGATCTGAGCGTTGAGTCTTCCGCTTGACTTCCAGAGCTGGCGACGGAAGCGTCCCGCCTCAACCTGTTCGAGAAGTGTCTGCCTCAATGCTGCGATCGGTGACAGATAGCCGCCGGGGTTTCCGGGGCTGTATGTCTTGAACTGGAGATATTCATCGCTGGGAATGTCAACCGTGAGGTTATAATTCTTTGTTCTCACGCGCAGCGTTCCCGGTTTGTAAGCTGTTTCGCCTTCTTTGCTCTGAACCCATTCGGTCGGGATCAGGTGCATTGCGTAGCCGCTTGCACTTTTAAGATCAGGAACAACCCAGACATTAACGCAACCAAAAACAAAATACTCTTCAGCAAGTCCGCGAATGAATTCGAAACTTGTTTGATAGTCGTTTGGTCTCCACAATAAAAGAGCCGCAACACTGTCGCGGTCTCTTCTTCGTTCTGCCTCGCCGTCTCTTCTGTAAACTTTGAGCGGTAGCTGTGCGATGGAATTAGCCAGGAAATTAACGACTGCCTGAAGATTGTCCTGAGTCTGATACAACTCGCGGGCTGTCATGTTCAGGACTTGAGTCGATGCGTCTCCTGATAATGTGACATTTATCACCGTCGGCTTTGAAAATATCCGCCAGCGTTCGAAAATGCTCGCCATTGTTTGATTCCCCTTTTTAGTTTTTAGATAAATAACAAGCTGCCACCGGAGGCATAACTTGATTGATAGACTTTTCTTTCTTTCTTGTTGATCATCGTCGCACCGGCGAAAGCCATCGCCACAGCCATCAACGGACTAATATCGTCGGGCGATTTAACACGGTCCGGGAGCATGATGCCGCCGCCGAGGTTTCGGAGCTGGCAAGTTCTGCCCGGTGTATCAAGTACGGGCTGAGGCAAGTGGAAGCACTTAACTCCGCCACGATTGTCATCAGGTGCACAGGCAGCGATCGCGTCATAAAAACGATTCCAGCCTGCTGACAGGTCAGGACCGCCTTGAGCCATTCGTGTGACACCTTCGAGCGTGCTGATCTGTTCGGCCAGACCGCTCACAGGTGCGCCACGCTCCTGAAAACACAATTTCATTTCGCCATATTTCGGAGCCCTCGCCCTGAACCAGTCGACCGCCCACTCTGTTCCGATCCTTCGCTCAACGATTTCAACGTGATAGTTGCCATCTTCACGAAGTCCACAGACTGCGATCGTGGTCCATTTCCTATCTTGTGACATTTCAATGCCCCAAAAGAGCTCGCTGTCTTCACGGATGAAGCTGCCTTCATCCTGTCCGCCCTTCCAAGAACCCTCTGGAAAAGGTTCCGGGAGGATCGTCTCGACTTGCTGACACATGCACTCACTCCTAAATTTAGCTTCCGGGAACGTCTGGCGGTTTGCCAGAAGTGCCCGCTCCGTCAGGCGGCCATAACCGAGCGACGGGTTTGCTTGAGCCAGAGCCTTCATGTCATCGGTGGCAGCTCCATCCGGAGCCGACCACTCGAAGAGTCCCAGCGTGTCGGCGTCAACATCACCACCGAAGTCGTTCGCCTTCGTTCCGGTGATCTTCTCGATTGCCTGGCTTCTTATCTGTCGCAGGACTATGCTGTCGGGATCTCCCGCGTTCGTGAAACCCATCAACATCCCGTTTGGTTTTGCGTTGGTGGATGCGCCCGCAGCGCTCCACGCTTCCCAGTCACGAA